AAGATCGTGGAGGACTTTATTGCCGCTGACCCGGATGCACAGCGCGGCGATTACGAGAAGATGCAGGTCTTTGTGAACACCGACCTGGGCTTGCCGTGGGAGGAACCGGGCGAAGCGGTGGAGGCAAACAACCTGCTGGACCGCCGCGAGTTCTACGAGGCCGAAGTCCCGGACGGCGTAGTGTACCTGACGGCTGGTGTCGATACCCAGGATAACCGCTTCGAGGCCGAAGTGGTGGGCTGGGGTATCGGCAGAGAAAGCTGGGGCATCCGGTACCAACGCATCTACGGCGACCTGAAACGCGGTCAGGTGTGGGCAGACCTGGACGAGTTCCTTTCCCGTACATGGAAAAAGAAAGACGGCACGGAACTGTCCCTGCGGTCTGTCTGCATGGACAGTGGCGGCCACTTCCCGGATCAGGTCATCCGGTTTTGCAAAGAACGGGAGGAACGGCATATCTGGGCCATCAAAGGCCGCGGCGGCATGGACGTACCCTACCTGCGCAACCCCACTCAGAACAACCGCGTCAAGGGCGAACTGTTCACCTTGGGCGTTGACACCGGCAAAAACCACGTCCTTGCCAGGCTGAAAGTGCTTATCAAAGGCCCAAACTACTGCCACTTCCCGGCGGCAGAAGATGCCGGGTATGACGAAAATTATTTCAAGATGCTTACTGCGGAACACAAGGTCACACGCTGGAAGTCTGGCCGCAAAGTGGAACGGTGGGAGCTGAAGGATCCGGCGCAGAAACGTAACGAAGCATTTGACGTGCGGAACTACGCGACGGCTGCGCTGGAAATCAGCAACCCGCCCGGTCTGGAAATCCCCGGTGAGGATGCACAGCGTCCTGCACAACAGCGCCAGTACCGCAGAAGGAGATCGGGAGGTATCTAACCAATGCCTGTTATTTCAAAAGAGACCGCCCAGCGGCACCTTGATATGTGGCTGGAAGCTGAGGCTGCCGTATCGACCGGGCAGAGCTACCAGATCGAGCAGATGGCCTTGACCCGCGCCAGCCTGAAACAGATCCGGGAAAGCATTGCTTTCTGGGAAAAGAAAGTGGCTGAAGCGGAAGCGGAGGAAAGGGGCCGGGGCAGAAACCGGATCTACCACTTCTCTCCGCATGACGTGTAAGGAAGGTGGAGCACATGGCGAATTTCCTTGATAAGGCCATTGCGGCAATCTCCCCCGAAAAGGGGTATCGCCGCGCTGTGGCCCGCACGGCGCTGTCTGTCATAAACAACGGTACCGGCTACGGAAACTATGGAGCTTCCCACACATCCCGCTCTATGCGGAGCTGGCACGTTGGCGGCGGCAGTGCAAAAGAGGACATCGAGGACAATCTGGAAACACTGCGCAAGCGGAGCCGGGATGCTTACATGGGTATCCCACTGGCAGCCGGCGCAATCAAGACCCTGCGCACTAATGTGGTGGGGAGCGGCCTTGTGCCGACACCCCAGGTCGATGCGGACTATCTGCACCTGACCGAGGAACAGGCTGACCATTTGCAGGCGGAAATTTCCCGCGAGTTCAGCTTGTGGGCGGATAGTGCGGCCTGCGATGCAAGCGGCATGGATAACTTCTGGCGGCTGCAAACACTGGCATTCACCAGCTTCCTGATGAACGGTGACGTATTTGCAGCAGTGCAGTTCAAAGAACGTGGGAACTGGCCGTATGCCTTGCAGCTCCGGTTGATCGAGGCTGACCAGGTGTGCAGTCCTGACCGCACAGACAGAATGAATCCCTGCAAGGTGGACGGTATCAATGTGCACCAGATCGTTCAGGGCGTGGAAACGGACAAAGACGGCGCAGTCATTGCCTACTGGGTAGCCAGCAGGCACCCGCTGGCCTATGATAATCCGCTGCCCCTGACATGGACGCGGGTAGAAGCCCGCGACAAAGAAACGGGAGAACCGAACATCCTGTGTGTCACCCAGAGGGAACGTGCCGGGCAGCGGCGCGGCGTTCCCCTGCTGGCACCGGTACTGCCCACGATGAAGCAGATGGGCAGATACACGGATGCAGAGTTAGCCGCGGCCATCGTAGCATCCTCCATCACACTGTTCATCAAACATGATAACCCGGTCAGCGGAGCGCCATTTGGTGAGGATCCGCCCGACAAGGCAGAGGATCCGAACACTCCGCCTGATGAACTGGCAATCAACCTTGCGCCGTCTGCGGTGTTTGACCTTGCGCCCGGCGAAACACCGGACACGTTTGACCCGAAACATCCGACCACGACATATGACGGCTTTATGTCAGCCATGTCCAACCAGGTGGCGACGGGTATTGAAGTGCCCAGCGAGGTGCTTTATAAGAAGTTCAGCTCCAACTACTCCGCAAGCCGCGGTTCTCTGAACGAGTTTTGGAGAACGTGCGATGTGATGCGGGACAGCTTTGCGGCGGACTTCTGCCAGCCGACCTACGAAAAGTGGTTTGCCGAAGCGGTAGCCCGTGGACGTATCCATGCGCCGGGCTTCTTCGATGATCCGGCCGTTGCAAAAGCCTATATGGCCTGTAACTGGAACGGCCCGGCACGCACCAATCTGGATGCGAAGAAAGAAATCGAGGCGGCTATCCTGCGCATGGAACAGGGCATTTCCA